TGATTGTCTCCAATTTTCTTGTCGAATTCCTTTAAACGCTCAGTTCCTTTTGCAACAAATTGTTGTAATTCTTTAAATTGCTCGTTGGTTTCGTCAATTGGTAACTCTTTGAGCCTTGCTTTTGCAGCATTAACGGCCGTTGTAAGTTCATTGTAGGAAGCCGTTTCCGCATTCAATGACTTATTAATATTGATTAATTGTCTTTCTTGTTGCGCCCGGTCGGAATTCAATGCCTTTATCTGTGCCTTCAAGTCAATTAATGCCTTTGTTTCGGCATCATTTAACGCTCCGTTTTCTTTTTTTACGGCATTTAATTTATTGACCTCGCCCGTAAGCCGGGCAACTTCTTGGTCAATAGATTTTATGGCATCAATAGATTTGTCTGTGCCTTCGAAAACTATGCTATAAATTAATTCTTCTGCCATTTTATTATCCTTTTAATAGTGGTTGTTTTGTAGCCGGTCTGGTGTTAACCGATGTTGTGATTTGTGGACCTTTGGTTAGTGTAGTGACTGTGTCTCCGGTTGATGTGTAAATTTCATCGTCAATATTAAAATCAATCGTCTCTCCTGTTGTACTAGCATCGGATGGGTTTGCCCAACCGTCTGTGCCTTCTGGTTGATTTTGAACATTGGCCATTCCCAACTCATTTTTTAGGATTAATTCTACCTTAGTATGGACTTTTTCGTGAGGTTTGTAGTCGATTATTCGGTTGACTATCCAATAGACATCCTGTAAATACCAAAGTTTGCGAAAATTCATATTTAGGTTGTCAATTTCGACATATTTTACCATTGCAGAGGCCTTAACTCCTTCGTTTATTAATGGAGGTACTTTGGACCAATATCGTTTGAATAGTCCATACGATTTGCCTCCATCCAAAACATACATATCGTCAAAGTTTAAGCTAAAATTTACCTCTCCATCGACATCGACCGAAAAAACTCTTGGGCAATCTGTGTTATAATTATAGCTTAATCCATAAAGAGAATCCACTAATTTCCATTCATAATGTTTGCTCCCTGTACTCCCGGCAAAGTATGAATCATGATCTGAATATTGGTAATAGAGTATTCTTGGCTCACATTTGTAGCTTGGAGTATCGTAACCACTCGTCATTTGCTCCATTATCAAAGGGACTAACAACTTTTGTTTTCCGATTATCCTGTAACCCATGTAAGTAGGTGCAAAATGCGGATTGTTGTAGATTTTAGTGCCTTTTTGAAATCGCTTATAAAGCAAATGCTTATAACCGCCATAAATATGCCCTGTCTTATCTTTTCTTTCCTTTAATATTCCATCACTTGAATCATCCTTATATTTCCAAAATAATTCTTGGTTGTAGTTGCTCAAAAATTCAGTTTTGATTTCCAAATGTTGTTGCGTTTTCGAAGAATAATCAACCGCTTCGTCAAATCCTAAATAATAACCATCAACAGAATTACCTCCAGAATCTGACCAGCTGAACATCGGTTCAATTGTAATTGTTCTTGCAAGAGGATCAGTATCGAATACCAAATTAAACAAATGCGCCAATCCTTGAATAAATTCCATGCAAGTCTTATCCGGTAAAGTATTGGCAATGTCGAATTCACTTCCAATTTCAATATTGTCTGAGGCAATGAATTCAATTGTTGAATTTGGGTTAATTGCAGTATAACCATTATTGAACGGCCAGAAACAAATACTTATTGTTTCACCGGGAGACACATAAATTTGATGCTCAAAAATAGTATTACCACTACCAACTCCTGCGGTTACATCCGTAATTCTTGTTATTGGTAATAATACTGATTGTCCTCTGTGTACCCATATTTGGCAACTGTTATATCCGGTAATGGTAATATCCAAATTTGCCTTAATTGTAATTGTACCACCTTCTGCTGCAGTATATTTTAGCCCTGATAAATTCTGATTTCCTCCACCAAATAATGACGGAGGAGTTACAACCAAACTTTGCGACAAAGTAATTTGGTTTGCATAATCATAATCCTCAGCATTTGGATTAGTAATTAGAGTAAATCCAGACGAATTAATTATAATCTGACTAACCGTCCATCTTACTCTTGCATTGTACTCGTCGGCCATACTTCTCTTCCAATTGCCAGAGGTAAACGGATAAATCAGTTTTCGTGTATCATCATTTTTAAGCCATTCAGATGTTAATGTGTATCCTGTTTGCGCAAAAATAGCAATTACCATGTCTCTGATATAAGGAGCAATTCTCAACTCATAATCCATGATGCCATCATTGGAATTTTGCTTATTACCGATGTCTCCGTAATCGATTAATGGATAGACGAAATTAAATGGATTTGCGCTCTCTGATTTGGTCTGTAAGTTTGAATCCTTAATATAGGCCCAATTCCAAATTGTTCGACCTAAATTCAATTCTCTTAGCTTTTTCTTTGAGAGTATATCTGCCCAATCATTCATGCCTGAGAATATGGTTATTTCATAGAAGTTTGGCTTTAATGTTGAACTTGCCGACTTTATTAGACAATACCCTTTAGTATGTGTCAAACCATTTACATTAATCTCGCATTGAACATTAATCGTGTCACCTTTCAGCGACAAAACTTTATTGTCATTTTGCGAAATGGTTGACAAAAATAAATGTTGCAAAACTTTATTTACTTCGGAATTGGCTTGAACTTTAATCGTTTTTGTGTAATCGCCTTTCCTTTTCCCAACATCCTCAAAATCCATAACCGACCGATTGATTGCCAAAGGAAAATCAGTATCATACGGCACAGGCAAATTGTACCTTGTCCCATTAATAAGTAAAATTAAATCAACCGATTCCATTATAATTTTTATTTGCGAAAATTGCTGAAAAACTTAATTTATTTTCGCGTTTCCTGTTATCGGCAACTGTATACTCTCCGTCATCAATAAGCATTGGAAAATATATTGATAATTGGTAAGTGCGAATAGCGTAAATAGTCACGTTGTCAAATTCAACTCCTCCTGTTGTTGGTCCATTACTAAACTCAAAACTTATCCCTGTACTATTTGCCGTAAAATCAACTGATAGTGTGCCGTTTTGGTTTGGATTTGCCAATAAATTGCCGTTTGCAGTAATTTGAACTCCGTTGTTATTAGCAACGGATGCCGTAACCCTGTAAGTTTCGCCAATTGTCAAAATTCCCGATTGTTCGACTAAGGCAACTGAGTCTGCGACCGGATCGTAAAATGTGACCTTATTTCCGGCAAAACTTAGCGTACCAGATAAGCTAACCGATGTTGTCCACCCGGCAATCGTGTTGAATGTGCCATTATTGACCACATTTGAGCCATAGTTAGCGACATAACTTTGATAAATCGTCAAAAATACGGCTTTTGAATAAAGAATTTCCCTTAATTCGTCCATAAATGCCGAATGGATTGGTTGCGACTCAATTTCGTATTTTGAAATTGTCTCATCTTTAAATAATCCAACCTCCGGAGTATTGGACGACAAGCTATAACCAACTCCGACCTCTTTTCTTTTGCTCCAAAGTTCTTTTTTTACACTTTCCTTAAAAACTATTTTAGTCTTAAATGTAAATGTGTTAAATGCACCCCTTTGGTTTAAATAAGTTAGTTTGAATGGGTCAATAGAGCATGTATTATCAATTACAAAAGTCAGTAAATTTGAAACAATTATATTTCCGGCATCCGCAATTCCAACCGTATATTTTACAATGTCAGAATTTGCCCCCAAAACATTGACAATGTAAAACGGACCGCAACTGATATTCCAACGCTCGTCGCTTCCCCATGCAATTGGGTCATTGAATGTGGCCGTAGTTCCATTTGAGTAATAAACAGTCACTTGCAAATGGTCAAATGAGCCTGTTTTAATTGCTTGGATATAGTAAGAATCCTCACTACCTATTGGAATTCGTGCCTTTCCGTTGTCAAATGATAGGATTGTACTCGCAAAATCCGTTGCAGTTTGCTCAAAATTATTTATTGCAACATTGTGGACATTGAATTTGTTGGTCGATACGTTTGAGCCAATGACCAAAACCCCTCCGGATAAGTATTCTTCGGTCAAACTCAGGTAAATGTATTGATATGAATTGGTGCATTGACTATGAAACCCAAATAAAGGCAAATCATAAGTCACCAATGACTGAACAATTGAGAAGATGTCAATAGTAAAATTGTTGATTGTGCCAATGTCATAGGGTTTGCGAATTGTTGCAATTGCGTTGCCTGTGCTTCCCTCTCTGACTACGGCCTTAATGTTGACAATGTTCGGCCTGTTAGATGTGCATTTGATTGGCAGAGGGTGAAATGCCGAAAAATGTGCATCTGCATTTGGTTGTTGTGTGATTGTAATCGCCATTATTTTAATATTTTTTGTTGTCCTAAAATGTCCTTTATTTCGACTCCATACATGGCCGTCAATTGCTCCTTGATTAAATCAGTTACGATGTTTTTTTTATTATTTATCACAAAGGAGACAAAATCCGTTCTTCTGCCATTATTTGAAAACTTAAAACTTCCAGATGTCGGAGTTCCCTCCTGTTGGATTTTTTTAATAATTGGCCAAAGAGCATCCGGAGAAATTCCTTTTACTTGCAACCAATTTTTTAGCGACTCGACTCCTTTCTTGTTAAAATAATGCGGTCGGCTTCTGTTATTTACGAAAATTGAATAGTCTTCAGCATAGCCTTTAATATCTCTATCAGTTGCCTCATGTCTTATTGAATTTGACAACTTGCCCGTAGCAATATGACCTTGTTCGGACAACTCTTCCCGAATCAGTGAGTCAATCCGCTCCCCTGCCTTGTCTAATATGTCTAAATAAATAAGCATTCGCTAAATGTTTGTAAGGTAAATTCAACCTGCACTAACCAAAGTTTTTGGTTTGAGTTGTAAGGTGACCGGGTCCGAGTAATATTCGATTTCAAATTAATGTCATCGTTTGCAAATATTGCCGTTAAAACTGCATTAATATCAACATCAAATTGACTGAATAAGGTATGGTAATAGTCCTGAGAATATTGCACCACCTCGACCTCCATTGCTTGAGTAATATTATAGAGAAAATTCAATTTAATTGAATGATCCGCAATTGGCTGCATTCTGTCCTCAACTGATTTGAAGATATTCAATATCACAAATGGGTTAACCCGGTCATGTATGGTATTCATATCATACAAATAACCCTCCATAAAGTCAAACTGAGTAAATGGAGACTGCAATGCCACTCCGGTAACGGCCTGTTGTATTTTATCTCTTAAATCTGATATTGTCATGGTTGTTTGGGTTCATTTGCTTGATGAAAAGCGGTTTTTGCATTCAAATAACTGAGGTAGGTAAGGCATTCACGTAGTGGCGCAATTTCGACACTTTTGGCAGGAGTATATCCTTGTCTGGTAAATCCGCCAAATCCAACAAGGTCAACATACGCTCCAAAATATCCGAATCGGTTAAGGTGTTCATGTCCTTTGTCGGCTGACTTAATAGGAGGGTTGAAAAAGTAACCAAATTCCTCAAAGATTCTATCTTCTGCTGCAAAAAAAAATTGACAATCAGAAAAACTTTGTCCATTGGAAGAGTCTTAAATGACTCAGCAATTTTTTCGACCTTAGTTGAATCGTATTCTTTGTCTCCTTTTTTTCGACATAATACTGCAATGAGCATGTGAGCGTTGTCAAATACATTGCCCTCAAATTCGTCTTTAATAGTTGAGACTGTCTTTGCATCCATCCACTCGCCAAAGGTCATTTCAGAATAATCCCACTTGGGCAAAATATACGTTTCTCCGGAATGACTAAACTCGGTAAACTCAGGGACCTCCGTTTTCTCAATATTTAAGAATTTGCCGACAAAGTTTATCATTTGCATAACGATTGATTTTGGCAATTGCCTAAAATCGTTTACCGGTCTGCCTGTCAATATCGACAACTCAATAAGTTTGTTTTCTTCTTCAGAATTGCCCTTAATAGCTGAGATTTTTTGAAACATTTCAAGAGTCACCTCTGCCCAACTTGATGGCAATTCAACCTGCAATGGTTTTGGTCCGTTTATCGTAAAATATTGCATAGTGCAAAAATATTTGTTTGTTTTTGAAAAAATTACAATTATGCCCAATAAGTAACCTTGCCGAATTTTATGTTTTCCTTCATTCGTCTTACCGCCAAAGCCAATGCACAAACGCAATCATCGTGCATACCTTCTGGAGCCGAGTATTTTACTCCTGTTCTGGTGTACACAAACTCAAATGCCTCCAACTCGTCAATCAATGTTGTCATACTTGGATGAATCATTATTTCTTGGTTTTGAATTGCCAGAGCCAAGCCCTCCATAAGTTGTTGTTTAGATGTCGACGAAAACTTTAGACCTTCAATATTCGACCTTCCTGTTTGAATCTCCTCGACTATCGGGTCACCAACTCCGGTTGAGTCTATTAATGTAGGTTTGTTACCAATTTTCTCAACTATCCTTCTTTTGGTCGAACCCCAATCCGATTGCCATCTGTCCATCATAGAAATATTGCCATTCTTTGACAAGCCAACTATTACTGCATAATCGTAACTCTTTGCTAAGTCAATTCCAAAACATGCCGACTCTTCAAATTGGTAATCCTTAATTACTCTCTTAATGTAATCGTTGCCAAACGGATTTGATGCATCATCATTTGGAATGGCCAAATATAGTTCGTTGAATACGGCCTCAGGCAATTCTCGCTTTGCTGACTCAATTTCTTCAATAAATGGTCTGCCATCTTTGGTCCTCATGCCCTCATTTGCAGCATCGTATGCGGTTATTTTAAAATACTCAAAATTCTCTTCCCCGGCTTTGGCTTTCATAGCAAGTTTATGGCCCCAATTCTTTTTTCCTTTAACATTGCCAATAAATTTGCATTTGCCTCCTGTTGCAGTTAGTGTTGAACGTAGGGCAAACCATGCCGACTCCCTTGCTCTGGTAAACTCGTCAAATACTGAGGCAAAAACATCGTCACCATAAAGATTGTCAGGTTTCTCAGCCGTTTTAAATTCGATTATGCCTCCGGTAATCAAAGTAATGGTCCTTAGAGTCTCATTGGCCGTAAAAATAGACCTATCTGTTATCTGCACCTTCATCCTATCAAATGCAATTTTGGCCTGTCCAATTGTTGGAGCAATCCACCAGACTCGTTGATTTGTTTTCAAAGTTAATGCCTGTTCAAATAGCCATACAATATGACTTGCAGTTTTGCCGACCTTAGTAGCGGCCTCTGTAACGGTGTACCGGGCATTAGAATTGAGTATTGCCTTTTGGTATTTATACAAAAAAGGCCTTTTGTAATTGATTTTAGCCAAGATCTAAACTTACATTAATTACTTCAACTTTTAAATCAGTTTCCGTTTTCTCAACATAACCTCTTTTTTTGCCTTTAGTTTTTAATGCAAATATAATGGCGGTTGTATCTCCATCCTGTATCCTTTTATTTAGCGCATTTTCAGCAAAATCAATAAATACCTCAACAGGCTCAATGTCTTCCAAAATTGACAAAAATTCCGCATCTTCTTTTTTCCAATTGTAAAACGTTTGCCGGGTAATTCCGCTCAATTTACAAGATTGACTTATGTTGCCAAAAGTTTTCTCGTAGGCCTCAATAAATGCTTTCTTTTTTAAGTCCATTTTGTCTATTATTGTAAATAGCTTTATTATGCAAAGTTACAATAAATCTGTGAATTTTTAACTCCTCGTCCCATAACACTTTGACCACCTTGCCATTTATAGTTGAATCGTATTTCCCAAACATAACGGCAACCGAATCGTTGCCAATTTTGGTTCTGATTGTAACAAATTTAGTACATTTTTTGGTTTGAGCCTTAACTGTATTGTTTGGCCTATAGGTAACAATAAAAATTGTTAATACTACCAATAAAATAAAATAATGCTTAATCAATTGTAAGGTAGATATGTCTCGTTGTATATTTTTTGGCTAAACTCGTGTCGATAGTAATGCTCATCGTCTAAAATTGGTCGGTCGAATGGCACATTGATAATAATTCTCTTTTTTTTCCTTCCGGAATATTTCAATATTCGATTTCTGGCAATATCAATTTTCCAAATTTGCCTCATTGTAGGAGATTCTTAATATTTCTTCGACAAATGCCCCAAAATCGTTGAATTTGTATGGGATGACAAACCTATTGCCATTTGAAAGCAATATCCCGGTCCCATCGTCTTCTTCATTCCATGCTGATAAATGGTCAAAGAAAAACGATATTTGCATCAAATCGCTTTCGTTCTTTTCAATTCCAAGTGCCTCCAGAGTTTGGTCAATCACTTGGTAAAATGCGGTTGTATGGATAATGCCGTTTTTGAAATTCATTGGACAAATATAAATTAAAAATCTTTTGGCTCTTATTCGTATTTAAGCGTATCAAATCGTTTGGCATTTACAAAAATGATATTTGACCGTTTTCGTCTACAATTATGTATGCGCCATCTTCCTCGTTTCTTAATTTTCTAAACTCAAAGACATCAATGTACTGTGGGTAAATTTCTACAAAATGCCTTGCATAATATGATTGGTAAGCATCATTTATTTTAAAATTTTGGTCTGAACTTCTTAAAAATTCATTCCATCTTATCCAATTAATGATAAGTTTTGAACTTATTTTTTTTCTGCCCTTATTTATGGCTTTTAATGCTTGTTCTTCAAATGCTTTAAAAATATGAGGGTTTTCCTTATGAAATTTATTAAACCCATCTCTAATTGAACATCCGTTTAATTCTTTGTAATTCATAATTTTATTGTTAGGTAGTTATTGTTTAGACTAAAGACCACCATTCTCCAAAATCCACTTTAGCTTTTCTACCATAAAAAAAGCCTCCGACCTCTTACCATCCCAATAGCCGTGTTGAGCATCTACTTCCTTATTCAAATCACGATTGTACTCAAATGAAGCAACTCTAAGCTCCATTTCTTTTATTAATTCTTTTAATATTTTTTCCATTTCTTATTTGTGTTGTTGACATTTCTGCGTTTAGTGTAAACTTTTTTATTAATTCCGAAAATTGATATTTTTTAATATTTGCGGAAACATACTAAAATCCAAAAAAATCTTTAAGATTCTGCAAATCATCATCTAACGGTACCACTTTATGAAAAATTACACTATTTCTCACCTTTTCTTTAGCTTCCAATAAAGAATTTGCCTTTATCTCAACTTTTAGCTTTTTGCCGTAAATCTCAAAGTAAACCTTATAAGTTTTCATGCTTTTTAAAAAAAAACAATCCGGGTAAATTTACCGTTGTCGATGTAATCATTGTATTTGATTATCCAGATAACTCTATGTTCTTGTAAGGTAAACCAATCCTCCATTTTCTCGACCAATTCGGATTGCGAATTACCAAAAAAAACAATTTGATTCATTTGCAAATATACTTATTTGTCAAAGACCTTTGGAGTAGGTTTGGAAATAAGTTTGCTCATTGCCTCCGACCTAAACATGGACCATTGAATTGAATTCATTTCCTTTTTAGTACCTACGAAAACATATCGGTCAATTGCTCCAATCAGAGTCAATCTGTATGGCTCAAATTGTTTTCTGAATAGATATGTTTTGCCGTTGTATTCGAACGGAATGTCGTGAGTGAGAGGTTTTTGATTAAGGTAGTAAATCATGTTTATTTATTTAAAAATCTAAATTACTCTTTAATGCACTTGGTTTTTGGTAATCCATATCTCGAAATGAGGCCGTTTTTTCTTCAAATGTAAACATTACCTCTCCTGTCTTGCCTTGCCTGTTTTTTGCAATGATAACAACTCCTTTCCCTGTTGAATCATACTCTTGTCCGTCAACAATTAAAGGCAAACCATATTTCTCTGGTCGATGAATAAAACCAACTATATCCGCATCCTGTTCAAGTGATCCGCTTTCCCTTAAATCTGACAACATTGGAATTTTGCCCGGCCTTTCCTCCACTTTTCTTGATAATTGACTAAAGGCAATGACCGGAATATTAAATTCTTTAGCAATCATTTTTAATCCTCTACTTATTTTGCTAATTTCCTGTTCTCTTGTACCCTCGTCTCCACTTCCTTCCATCAATTGCAGGTAATCGACTATTAAAATCTTAATATTCTTCTCTTTAATCATTTTTCGGGTCATTCTAAACATCCGAATTATGTTAATGTTGCCCTCGTTGTGAAAGAATATCGGTAAATTCATGTTAGTCTGGTTTAATCTTTCCCATTGGTATTCTTCCAACTCCGCATTTCTGAATCTCCAAAGCGCAATATCAGATTCTCCGGAGGCAATACGATGAAAAGATTGCGTGTCGTTCATTTCTAAGTTTACAATTAGTGCGCTGAATCCCAATTTTGCCCCAACAATAGCAATTTCTTTTCCCAAAATTGACTTACCCATGCCCGGCCTTGCTGCAAAAATATAGAATTCGCCTCCATACCAACCGCCTATTATTTTGTCCAATTCTTCAAATGGGGTTTTAATACCCGATTTTTGCTCCCCTTCTCTGATTTTTTGCATCAATTTTATCTGTTCATGGCTAATTTCAGACAAAGATTTTACTTTGTCTTGGTTGATTCCGCTTTCCAAATTCATTAATTTTCTCAAAAACATATCATACAACTCAAAGACATCAGTTGATTCATCGTAACATTCACCAATCAACCCTGTTGACTCAGATATTAGTTGTCTTTTTAAAAAATTCTGCTGAATGATCCTACAATGATATTCAGTATTTGCAGAAGATGCCACCCGGTTAGTTAATTGAGATACAAAATAAGGTCCTCCAACATCATTTAATTTTGACATGGTCCTTAATTCTTGAACAACCGTCATAATGTCCACCGGCTCATTTCTAAGATAAACATTCTTGCATGCTTCAAAAATAATTGCATGATTTTGATTGTAAAATGAATCCTTTGT